CCGATGCATGCATGGACAGCGTGGAAAATGGCTCCAATATGATATATTGCTTGCCGGTTAATGCATCCGTAGCAGGTACAATTGGAGACGTAGAAAAGGTTGGAACAGGCCTTGGACTATGTACTGTCACAGGAACGCCAAATAACGCCTATGAAATGATTGCCAAGTTTACAGGGGCCGGAGGATTTAATCAAGCGGTACTCAGATATTCGGTGGATGGAGGGTATTCTTTCTCCGATGAAGTAACTCTGGCAGTCAACGGAGAGGTCAGCATTCCTTCCACTGGGGTCACGTTCGAGTTTACAGAAAATGTGGTACAAGCAGACTCTTTTAAGATCGGTGATACTTATACCGTTAAAACAGAAGCACCGCAAATGACAAATCAAGATGTGCTCACTGAAATTGATAAATTGAGGAATACAGCCTACTCATTCGAGTTTGTTCATATTGTCGGAGAGTCCACCAAGGCTCTTTGGGCGGCAGTATCCTCCGAGGAACAGACGTTTTATGAGCAATACAAGAAACCGCTGTTTTTTGTACTTGAAGCGAGGAATATCACTGAGGAAGAAAGCCTGGATGAATACGCTCAATACCTCGTCGACGAGAGAATCGGTCTGCAGAACTATGATATACAGATCGTAACAGCAAGGTCTCTCTACACGAGGATGGACGGCACGATCCACGACATAAACAATGCAGGAATTGTATGCGGCCTATACTCGAAATCAGGAGTTCAGCAGTCGATAGGTGAAGTAAAAAGCTTCAACATTCCTGAGAATAAAATGCTTGAACTACTTCCGGTAGGGATTGAAGATTACATCGGATTATTCGATGAAACAAAATATCTCACCTTTAGGAAGTATGAAGGGCTTGAGGGGTTCTATGTTACTAATGCGAGGATGATGTGCCCGGATGGATCGGACTACAGATACGCTGAGGATGTCAGGGTTAAAAACAAAATTGTAAAAGAGACACGAAAACAAGCCCTGCAAGAACTCCAAAGTGACGTGGATATGGCCGATGTCCAAGGAAGCCTTGAAACAATCGCGAAATTCATTCAAATACCAGTCGATAGAATGGCAAGATCGAAAGAAATATCATCAGGAAGAATCGTTGTGCCAGAAGGGCAAGACATACTTGTGACAGAAAAATTGAGTGTCGTGATTAGATACGTCCCGATTGGTCATGTGAGAGAAATTGAGATTGACCTTGGGATGGAAAATCCATTTAAGTAATTAGCCATAAGGAGGGATGAAAGATGTCGATCATTAACGGCAAGAGTTATGACTGGTCTGATGTGGCTGTGAAGCTTCCAGGTCTGGAAATTGAAGTCCAAGAAATATCCTATGATGATGAACTTGAAAAAGAGGCTGTTTACGGCAAAGGAAGCACGGCGAGAGGCTACGGCACTGGGAACTATAAAGCATCAGGAAAGATATCGTTCCTCAGGGATGACTTTGACGACTTGGTGGATTACTGCAAGATAAAGAGCGTCTCTCTATACAAGCTTGTAATTCCAAAAATCATCGTCAGCTATGCCAATCAAACGAAAAAGACTAAGACGGATGAGCTAGACACCGTGACCTTTACGAAAACGAGTCAGAAAGATGCACAGGGAGACAAATCTTTGAAGGTTGACATGGACTTTATCATCGTGAATGGCATTATTCGAGATGGTTTAAAGCCAGTTTAAAAAGTGTTAGTCTCAAAATAATTGACAAATTGGAGGAAGAAAAATGGACGTAGATAAGGTAGAAACTTATAAGGCTAAATACGGCAAGGTGTATTGCGTTACAGCGACAATTGAGCCGGACGATTCAGAAACTGTTGAGCTTGATTACGTTTTCAGGAAACCTGCAACGGCAAGTTATGACAGATATGTAAAGAGCACATCCCAAAGCCCGACCAAAGCCCTAAAAGCGTTTGTCCTGGACAACATCATTGATGAACAGACTCAGAAACTTGAGGCCGATCTCGAAGAATACCCTGCCCTCTCCCTCAGTATTGGTGAAAAGCTTTTGAATATGCTGGGGTTGTCTAAAGACATAAATTTAAAGCAGCTCTAGAAGAGCATCTCCAGGAGATAAGTACAAATTACATTGAAACTGGCACGCTTGAAATACACAGATACTTACCTCCTGCTCTTCTGGAGAAAGCTGTTGCAGTCATGGACATGGATGAATTTTTGAAGGCCCTTGCTCAGGCAAGATACATCCAACAACTTGAAGAGAATGTAATGGCCCGGGCTATTTCGAAAGTATTTTCGGAATAAAAAAGAACCGGCCTCGTTAAAAGGTCGGCTCTTTTCTTAAGATCCAGCTTTTGTATAAAATTGTGGCGTGTTTCGCAGACTTAAAGACTCGATCATTTTTTCTATCTTGGTGCCTACCTATGGTGAATTGATTACCAAGCCAAAGCCAATATGGAATTAGATAAATAGCAAGTGGTACAAAAATAACGACTGATATTACTACACCAGCACCAAGAGCGAAAAGGATGACATAAAAAAGACCAGTCAAAATCAGCATAATCATGATTGAGCTCTCCTTTTTTAATTGAATATACCATAAGTTAACATTTTTATACAGGGGGTGAAGAAAATAGTGTGAGCTTAGATACGGTTTTCAAGTTAAGCGTAATAATCGGGATGATTGATCATCTGACAGGCCCTATGGCGAGAGTCGGGTCTACTGTAGATAGTTCAGTTGGAAAAATTGAAAAGCTCAATCAGTCCTTTGGGGATATGGCGAAGACAGGAATTGCAATTGCTGGCGTTGGAAGCCAGATCGCTGGGGCGATGATCTCCCCTGTTACAGCGACATTTGAGACGAGAAAAGCTCTTGGAGAATTAAAATCAGTCGGTATCAAGGATTTGAAAGCACTCGAAAATGCCTCCAAGAGCTTCTCTGATACGTGGGCTGGAACAACGAAAGCTGAGTTTCTTACTGCTGCCTATGACATTAAATCTGGAATTGCTTCTTTGAATGATGAAGCAGTTGGTAAATACACAGAGATTGCTGGTATTACGGCTAAAGGAACTAAAGCAACCATTGGAGAAATGACGAGTCTCTTTGCCACTGGGTATGGTATTTATAAAGGGTTTTACAAGGATATGAGTGATATTGACTTTGGAGAAATGTTTGCGGCGGGCATTGGAAATGCTGCTAATATTTTTAAAACCGATGGAGCTAGTATGTCAGAGGCTATCTCTGGACTGGGAGCAGCGGCCACATCAGCCAAAGTTCCCATGGAAGAACAATTTGCCATACTTGGTATGCTGCAAGCCACCATGAGCGGAGGCGAAGCTGGAACAAAATATGCGGCCTTTATAGGATCGGCTGCCGGTGCTGGCGAAACCTTGGGGCTGAAATTCACGGATGCCAATAATCAGCTTTTAAGTATGCCTGAAATCCTCGGGAAGATTAAAGGCAAGTTTGGCGAAACGATGGATGCGGCAGAAAAGATGAAGTTGGTAGAGGCATTTGGTACCGATGAAGCTGTCGATATGATTGACCTTTTTTACAACAAAACGGGAGATCTCCAAAGTGGCATCTTATCCGTATACGGTGCCATGGGAAATGGTGTTGGCGAAGTTCGCGCAATGGCAAATGCTATCAATGATACCGAGCCTGATAAATTTACGGTATTACAGCAGCGACTTCACAATGTAGGTGAAGAAGTTGGGAATACGCTATTACCAACCTTCAATCAATTACTAGATCGTGGCGGTCAGATTATCGACAAAGTTGGTGCTTGGATAGGAAAAAATCAGGATCTTGTCAGGGTTATTTCTTTAACTGTAATTACGATTGCTACCATTTTAGCGGTTCTAGGAGTGCTCATTGCGGGTTTCGGGGCACTTGGAATAATAGTCACAAAGACTGCTGGGGGACTCTTTTCTTTCGGGAAAGCAATACTAAAAATACCTGACATGCTAACTACTATCCGAATTCAGGCCATGTACGCAGGAGACTCACTCAAAGCAGCTTTCGGAGGAGTTAAAAGCTTTGCATCCTCAGCAGCAACGGGCATCAAGAATGTTTCTACATCAATCTTTAACATGGCAAGAACTGCTGCAGTCAACGGAGCGACAGCCGTAAAGAACTTTGTAGTTAGCTTAGTGCAAATGGCTAGACAAGCAGTTACAACAGCAGTCACCGCAATGCCTGGTCTGATAGCCTCAGTATGGGCTTTCACAGTGGCTCTCCTCGCTAATCCTATGACTTGGGTAGTTATAGGGATCGTGGCCTTGATCGCGGCCTTGGTTCTCTTGTGGCAGAACTGGGATAGCGTCGTGAGTTTCTTCTCAAATAGTTGGCCGAGGATTACAGGTGCTTTTTCAAGTGGAATCCAATCCGTCAAAGATTTTATAACTGGATCTTTAGCGTGGTTCAAGGAGTCGGGATCAAAGGTGCTAACAACCTTCACTGAGGGAATCACAAGTGCGGTTTCAGCTCCGGTTAACGCTGTAAAAGGTGCACTTGGTAAGATCAGAGAGA